TGATGTGACGACGTGGGAAACGCGTCTCTTGGCCCTCCAAAAGGCATACGAGGAAGAGATGGATCGAGTGGTGGGCTTTGGCCGGGTGGAGCGCACGGATGCGCAAGACGAGCGGAGGGCGGCATGAGCTACCAGGCGTTTCTTGCGCAAAAATCAATGCTGCCCCCGACGTCCGGTATCAGCATCACAGACGGTGCGATCCACCCCAGCCTGCATCCATTCCAACGTGATCTCGTTCGGTGGGCGCTTCGAAAGGGACGGGCCGCGGTGTTCGCGGATACCGGGCTTGGCAAGACGCGTATGCAACTCGAATGGGCGCGACTGACGGGTGAGCGCGTGTTGATTCTGGCGCCGCTCGCCGTCGCAAAACAGACAGTGCGGGAAGCTGCGGTGCTCGGCGCCGAGGTGACGTATGCCCGTTCGATGGCGGATGCCGGGCCGATCACGATCACGAACTACGAAATGGCCGACCGCTTCGAAGCCTCTGCATTCGGTGCGGTCGTTCTCGATGAATCGAGCATCCTGAAATCGGCGGATGGGAAGACACGAACGAAGCTGATCAATCAGTTTGCGCAAGCCCCGTACCGGCTGTGCTGCACGGCGACGCCGGCTCCGAATGACATTGCCGAGATCGCGAACCACGCCGAATTCCTCGGCATCATGACCCGCACCGAGATGCTCGCCATGTTCTTCGTCCACGACGACCAGGGATGGCGGCTAAAGGGGCACGCGCGCGAGCCGTTCTACCGGTGGCTGGCATCGTGGGGGATGTCGCTCAAACGCCCGTCCGATCTCGGGTACGACGATACGGGATACGACCTCCCAGACCTGACGATTTCCCCGGTGATCGTGCCAACGGATTACACGCCGCCCGGCCAGCTTTTCGCCACGACGCTCAAAGGGGTGGGCGATCGCGCCGCCGTGCGGGCATCGACGATCAATGACCGCGTCGCCGCGGCGATCGCGTTGATCGATCAGGAACCTTCCGAGCCGTGGATCGTCTGGTGCGGACTCAATGACGAGCAAGACGCCATAGCGGCCGCACTTGGGGCCGATGCGGTGTCGGTGTACGGATCGCTGGCTCCGGACGAGAAGGTCAACCGGCTGGAATCGTGGATCGCCGGCGAGCAGCGCATCCTCGTCTCGAAGCTCTCGGTGTGTGGATTTGGGCTCAACCTGCAGCGGTGCGCGCGCATGGTGTTCGTCGGGCTGTCGGATAGCTACGAGGCGTACTACCAGGGCATTCGCCGCTGTTGGCGTTACGGGCAGACTCGCCCGGTGACGGCACACGTGGTCCTCACCGACGTTGAAGAGCCCATCTATTACAACGTCCTGAGAAAAGAACAAGAAGCGGCGGAGATGGCCGCGGAACTGGTGAAGCACACGGCAATCTACGAGCAATCGGAACTCGGACACGCCGTGCAAACGACGCCATATGTGCCAACGGTAGCGATGCGGTTGCCGTTGTGGTTGGAGGACAAGCATGCCGCATAACGTGGTCGATCAATTCGTGACCGACGAGGTGGCGTTGTACTGCGGTGACTCAACCGAGGTGCTTTCGGGTATCCCGTCGGCAAGTGTCGATTTCTCGATCTACAGCCCGCCGTTCAGTCAGTTGTACGTCTACAGTCCCTCAGACCGCGATTTGGGGAACTCACGATCGGACGAGCAATTTCTCGATCACTACGGGTTCATCATCCGGGAGATGCTTCGCGTAACGAAGCCCGGCCGTATCTCCGCGGTGCACGTGCAGCAGATCGCCACCCAAAAGGCGAAGGACGGCGTGATCGGGCTGAAAGACTTTCGCGGTGATGTCATCCGCGCACACCAATCGGCGGGGTGGATCTACCACGGTGAGGTCTGCATCGATAAAGACCCACAGGCCCAGGCGATCCGGACGCACTCGAAGGCGTTGCTGTTCACGCAATTTCACAAGGACTCGTCGTGGAGCCGGCCGGCACTCGCCGATTACATCCTGCTGTTCAAAGCTCCGGGCGATAACGCCGTCCCGATACAACCCGATCTCACCAACAACGAGTGGATCGAGTATGCCCGGCCGATCTGGTACGGCATCCGCGAGAGCGACACGCTCAACGTCGTTGAGGCCCGCGAGAACGACGACGAACGCCACATCGCGCCGCTGCAACTCGGAACGATCGAGCGGTGCATCCGCCTGTGGAGTAACCGCGGCGAAACCATCCTGAGCCCATTTGCCGGCATCGGGTCGGAACTGTATCAGGCGTTGAAGTTGCGGCGGAGAGCCATCGGCATCGAGCTCAAACCGAGCTATTGGTCCGTTGCGGTGAAGAATGCCCAGCGGGCGATGGATGTTCGCGAGCAGGGCACGCTCTTCTCGGCACTCACGTTTGACGGAGACGCCGCATGACCTACGCAACACTCGTAACCAAACACCCGCGCTGGTCGAGACACGAACGTGCCGCATATGGCGGGCAGACCGTCGTCTTGACCGACCGCACGGACTACAAGGGACAGCGGGAGGGGCTCGTCATCAGCGGCATGATGACCGGCGTGTACCGGTGGTGGTCCGAGGATGAGATTGCCGAAGAAAGCAAGGAGGAAGAAGTAGGGCAGTGATGCTTAATTCTCCGCAGATCGAGTAGGAGATGATAAACTTATGGCAACGACAAACGAAGTGCCGGGCGATGGTTGCAACATCCCCGGCGCGGTCACTGACACAGGAGGTCAATGACGTGGGCAAGTCTGCCACATCCGCCAGCGTTTCCTCTACCCATCTCCTCTTTTCCGGCAAACCGAATTTCTTCGGCGGGCTCTCGAATGAGCGCGAGCTTGTGTCGTTGATCCCGACAGAGTTTCGGAACCGCCGGAACCCATGGACGGCGCTTGCCAGTTCGGTCTTCTTCCAGGGAGCCAACATCACTGGTTGGTCGTTCAAGACCGCAAACCAGGAGGTTCGTACGCAGCAACTCGCATGCTTCAAGGCGGCGCTGAGTGGGTTTGATCTGAGCCACGACGACAAGGAAGCCCTCTGCGGCTGGATGCTCTCAGAGATGCTGACCGAACTTCCGCGCTAACCACCCCTTCGTACACTTACCCATAACGACATCTACACCCAGGCGCACGACGCGCCGGGACCCTGGACACCACCGATTCGTAGGCAGCAGGGCTATTGCCCTCGACCGCGTCTTTAATGAGGTAAAGAAATGACCAAAGATCAGTGGATATGGATGCCGCATCCGGCGCACTTCATTGGGTCGAGCCACTGCGGGTTTCGACTCGCGACCTATGTTGGTGGCTACATCGTCTCTACGGTCGGTGAGTTGTTCTGGTCGGAAGGCAGCAACCGGATTACGGCCAAGTTCCGCGATCCGGCATGGCTCAAAGCTAATGGTCACCGACTCGGAGATGACTTCCAGTCGGCGTATTTCACGCGGTTTGGCTACGACGATGTGGGGCTCGATCGCAAATACGAAACCATGGTGTTTCGCGCCGTGGAAGGCACCACCTGCGACTCCTGCCCATGGGTCATTGACGGCGAGGAACAGGATTTCGCCGCATACAAAACCGGCAGTGAGGCGTTCGCCGGACACATGGCGCTCTGCGAGAAGTGGGCCGTGCATCAGGACGTGCCGGTATGACATCCCCACAGCGCACGCGCACGGGCCGGGTGCTGACGTGTCGGATTCCGGCAACGCCGCACAAGCTCTGTAGCCCGAACCGCACGGTGACGCGGAAGGACCGCGATGAACTTGGGTGGCCGCTTGGCTACGAGAAGTCGCACATCATCAAATTCGCGTTGCGCGACCAACTCCGCGAGGCAGCGCAGGTGACCGCGCTGAGCGTTCGGCCCGAGCACCCTATCGACGGCCCAGTCGTTCTCCGTATCGTCATTGCTTACGAAAAAGGGCGCCAGACACTTGACTTCGATAACGCCGTGGCCTCACTGAAGGGCGCGATCGACGGCATCGTGCAGGGTGGGTTCATGGTGGACGACAAGCAGGTCACCGGCATCTTTCTGCAGCAAACAAAAGACCCCGAAGGATATGGATATATCGATGTCACGGTTGAAGCGGTAAGTACGGAGCGTGCGGCGTAATCGCGTACGCCGGCGACCCGTGCACGATCGTGCGGGTGTTCGAGGTAGGAGGGTGAGATGAAGGGCATCTACGAAATCGATGTGTACCACAAGGATGGGCAGTTCCTGAAACAGGATGACCGGCCATCGTCGATGCTCGGGAAGGCAGACCGGGAGCTCCGCAAAATCGTTGACTCGTTCCTGGACATCTATCCAGGCGCAACTTGTGTAGACATTCGGGTGATTTACCAACTCGAACCAGCCGCCGAGCCGCGCGGGGAGGAGCCAACCAATGCCGAATGAGACCACGGACCTGCGCGAGGTGATCGCCATGGAAATTTTATGGCGATCACATTCCGTTGATGCTGGCTACGAAGATGAGTTCAACGAGATGTGGAGTGGGCTGTCAGAAGACAAACGGGCAGAACTCTTTCGCCAGGCCGATGACATCATCACCGCCCTCGCCACGACCCTGCCCCAGCGCGTGGATGCGGCGATCGAGCGGTTCCACGACAGCATCATTGCGTGGATGGATACCAGGACGACCGATTCATCATTGGCGTGTGACGCCGCCGAACGCGAGCTTCGGGCGCTCATCGCCGTCGCCAGCCGCGCGGAGGTGACGGAGGAGCAACTTCACGAGGTTCGCTATACCGACGATGAGTACTACTACGTCGTTGGCCGATACCGAAACGGCGAGACCGCGCGGCTCACTGCGGATGGGCTCAATCGCGCGGGATTCGAGGCATACGTAAAGTCGTTTGGCTTCGATGACTACGGAGCCAACGTCAAGCAGGGCGACACCTTGTGGATTGTCAAGCGCGGCGAGATCGTTGATCCGATCGATGGCTTGACGGTCGAAGAGATGGTCACTCACGAGATGGGCTATGAGGCCGATTTCAGCATTGGACTTTTTCATCAGGCCGGCACTCTGAAAGTAGAGGGGCTGGTGTTCGCTAGTTCACGTGATGAGGCGATGGCGAAGGTTGCGGCATTCCCCGCCCTCGCGAAGGAGCCCGCCCAATGACGCAGCATGGAGAGGTGGAGGCGGTGGCTGAGGCGATCCGAAAGGCCTGTCCAGGATTGGCGATTCTCGATTTCGGCAGTGTGGATGTGATCGCGAAAGCCGCCATCGCCGCCCTCGACGAGCACCGAGCAGCTCAGGCCGACGACGAGGCGCGGGCGTTGGTGGAGGCACTGATTTGTGCAGCAGATAGTGCTGGGCGGTGCGCCAATGGCGGGAACGGACTCGTCGCCACCGACGAGGACGATGAAGCGCAGCAGGAGTATGAGCGCGAGGTGGAGACACTCAAAACCGCCGTGCTGGCGCGGATGCGCGGCGTCGTGATCGACGATGCGGCGGTGGAGCGGGCGTGCGAATCTTTTCGCAGGTTTTACCCATTGTCTGGATTTCCTAGCTTAGGAAGGTGCGATGCGTGCCGCGCTCGGAGGCCAGCCATGAAAGCGTACCGAGTGAAGATTGAGCTTGAGTTGTTCCTTCCGGGAACGTCGGCTCAACAAGTCACCGATGACATGGACGAGACGATCGCGCTTTGGATGGTAGAGCCATTGATGGGACTGCACTGGACCGACGGCAAGGTCTATCGCGCTCGGAGAGCAAAAGACCTCGATGCCCTGGTCGAATCGTACCTGAGCGCGGAGACCGTCACGGGCATCAGCGACTTCTACACGCCGAGTGAGGGTGAGGGATGAGCACGTCTTTGCGGTATCGAGTCGCTCGACGGATGTACGTCGATGAGCATCAGCGTTATGAATCGATTGGCCTCGGTGCCGGAGAAGAGTTCGACGGTTTATCGAACGAATCTCAAATCAAGCGCGATTTTGTTTGTCGTACGGATAGCGCCATCGCAGTCGTGCTCGCGGAGATCGACGCGGAGCTGGAGCGGCGGATTGCGCGGATCAACTATGGCTTCCAGGAAAACGAGTATTGCGCGCTTACGGAGTTTCGATCCTACATCCGCGCGCTCGGCGAAGGAGGCGACGATGGTCCATCCGAAGCCCGGTGATTCCGTTCGTGTGCTTCCGTCTCCCGGTGTTGATGACTATCTCGTTGGTTGCGTTGGAATGGTTCGTTCTGTTCGTAAACAGACACTCTTCTGCGAGGTTGCGTTCACCCTGCCTCATTTGAGTGCGGAAGAGGTTTGGTGGTTCCCGTATAGCAGGTTGGATTTTGGCCCAGTGAACGGAGGCGAGCATGACGAGCATTGAGCTGAGGGAGCGGATCATGCGGGCCATATTCGATGCCGATTGCACCATCTGGAATGACCATACCGAAGCATTCGAGGACGACGATCATATCCACCTTGGGGCCGAAGCCGATGCCGTCCTCGCCGTGCTCCAGGCAGCGCGGGACGAGCGGCGGGCGGCGTTTGTTGCGGCGCTACAAGCATATGGCAGGGCGAAGTATGCACAGGGTAATGATCCTGGGCTGGATACACGCAATCGAGCAGATCAATTCGAAACTCACGTGCTCGCTCTGTACGACGCGGCGTTCGGCGGGGCGGAGGAGGTGACGGGGT